GTTGGTTCATCGCACGGGCCATATTGCGCCCGTACTTGCGCATAGCTTGACCGGTCACACCGCCCTTAGCCATTTTGTGCATACGCTTCTCGTGGGCTTTCACCTCTTTGTCGGCGATCTGCTTAACTTCTTTCTTGTCCATCATCGACTCCTTATGTCGTTGTAACCGTAACTGTACCAAGTTCTATCGTCAACACCAAGTTATTTGGGGTCAACCCATCGTCGTTTGCCCTTGATCCGCCAACAGGATTCCAGCCCCATTGGAAGATTCTGCTGCCCCCTTCTGGAGTACCAAGACCGTTCTCGCCAGTCCCTCCAGCCACATTGATCTGCAAACCGTTTGTCCCCGACAAGGTGTAGCTCACATCCGGCCTTGGTTCCCGCACGGCTTGCGGGTCATTCACTGGGTACAGGCCAAGCGACAACTGCGGCTGATCTGGATCCCAGCAGGACTGGCAGACCTTGATGTTGTACAGCTTGGTCTTGAGAACCTGCTTCCTAAGCTCTTTGAGCATGTACCGCTGCCCGCAGCGATCACACTCGGCAATTGCATATTTACCTGAGGCAAATTTGGTTGGCATATCTCACCTCAGTAGAACAACTGCCGTGGGACAAACCTGTCTGCCGCCTTCTCACGATCCTCTTGAGACGCCAGCAGCCACTGCTGCTCGTACTCAGACTTCAAGAACAAGATCCGCTCAGGAGGCAGCTCGGGCCGCTTTGACGCAATGTAAAAGGCCAACCCAGCCACCAGACATGGAATCAGCCGGAATGGGATGTCCTGAATATTCACGCCATTGCCCGCGTCTTGGATGCGGCGTAGTCTCCAATACACAAAGATGTACTGATCGCCGGGGGCGTTGGGAGAAGGCCAGACATTGATGCAAGGCAGATTTGCCACGGACACCGCCGCGCCAGTTGTGTGTCCTGCCGCTGTTGTGCCGTTCTGTCCACGGAAACAATTCAAGAGTTGGTTGCCGTCGACGTTGGCGTATCCAATTGTTTCTGAGCCAATATTGATGAAGCCAGTTACAGCGAGGCCATTGGTAGAACTGAGCGTGATGGTGGTGTCGGAGGCAAGAATAGTTCCATCAAGCGTGATGGTCGTCGTATTTGTATTGGCTGTCTGACGGTTCACCCAAACTTGGATGGGCCTGCCTTGGGTAAGCTTATTTGGGATGGTCGAGTAGGTTGACTCAGAGATCCGTGTGATGTTGATATCAGTCTGGTTGATGCCGCTTGCTTGCGTACGAATGACATGGTCAAGCAAGTCGATGGTGTCTGCGGGGAAGGGGTACAACGGCTGGCCTGTGTTCATGACGATCTGTCCTTGCTCGATCGTCCACAGGTTGATGCCCCGGTTTGCCCACTCGATAGTGAGCATGTTCAAGCTACGGCGTGCCGTACGAAATTCATAGCCCGTGCGAACCTCTAAGCCAGCCCGCTCATACGCTTCCTCAATGATGTCATTGAGGTCTAGGTTGAATGCCGTGAGTCCGGTGGTGACCGCCATTATCTAAACCCTGCTGTCTTTTTCGCCACTTTGGGTGGTTGCTTCACAAACTGTTTACCTGCCGCTTTCCCAGCTCTCTTGGCCCGTGTCGTCGCCGCATACTCAGCAGGACTCAAAGCCTTGATTGCCTTCTCTGGCAAATACCGCTCTCCCGTATCAGACGACCGCTTACCAGACTTGGTACGCCATTTCTGGGCCGTCCAATCCTTGAGGGATTGCTGCGGCGCTTTCAATCTCTGTAACCCCCGCCAGCAGCCTTGTATTTCTTGGCTACCAGCTGAGCTTTACGGGCCGACCACTGACCTGCGCCCGTGCCTTGGGTGGCTGCGGCTTTGACCTGAGACACGATCCGCTTGCGCAGCTCGGGCTTGGTGTAGTTACCAGCGGCGTTGACACCCCCACCTTCCTTGTATACCTCGACATCGTTCGGGTTGTCCTTGCGAACAACCGTCTTGCCTTTGGGCATCTTAGAAGGACGGATCGCGCCCATGCCACGGGAGGCCATCATTTTTTGCCTCTTGCCATTCCACCGCCGCACATGACGATCGTGCCACGGGTCTTGCCCCGCTGAGCAATGCCATCAGCCCGTGCAGAGGCTGTACCGCCTTTAGCCATACCTTTGACTTTCTTGCCATCCACACGGATGTCTTGTCCGGGTTGCTCAGGCATGCCGGGTTCGTTTTTCTTGAACTTGCGTCCAGCAGAAGCGCCGTCAATATCTTTTGGTGCTTCCTTGTTCTTTTCGAGATCGTCACCCATTAGCAAATCCTTCCTTTGGTCTTGCCACGCTGAGCTATGCCGTCAGCACGGCTGGATGCGGATGAACGGACAGAGCCGCCCTTTTTGTATGAGGAGCCCATGGCTTCCCGCATTTTTTTGCCTAAAAAGCCTGAATCAGAACTTTGGCTTGACCGCACAGATTTGGCCCAATCAGACTCAGAAATCGGTTTTGAACCGCTGTCATCGTCACCTGAGTCGCCCATCTTTTTACGATTCTCAGCATACTTGCTGTACGCAGCTTGCTTTTCTTCTTCGCTGGGGCCAGCACCCACGTTGTAGGGGCCAATACCGCCTTCCTTCTTAGGAGGTTGAGTCTTGCGGGAGCCAACAGCTTCACCGCTCATTTTTGACGCATCCTGTAAAGGTTTCACGGAAGACTCAGATTCTTCCTTGTACTTGGTGTTGTACTTTTTGCCCTCAAACTCGAACTCTTTCTCACCACTGGCGCGAGCGGCTTTGAAAGCTTTCTGGAATTCACTGAGTGCCATGGTTACTCCTTAGCAGGCTTTGCCGCCCTTTTTCATGCTGATCATCGTGCCTTTGGTCTTGCCTTTGGAAGCAACACCGTCACGGCTGGGGGCAGCGGTTCTGACAGAACCCATGGAGGTAGGCATAGCCTTACCGCCTTTTTTCATGCCCTTCATTTCGGCTTCTTCATGTTTGATCATGGACTTGGGAGCACCCTTAGCCTTCATGAAGCCAACCTCTTTTTTCATCATGCCTTTAGATTCTTTCATCTCGCCACCTTGTTTAAAAGTTTTGCCTTTGTCGGCGTTTACGAACTCTTTCCCCACAGATTGTGGGACTCCTGCTTTCTTGGCAAATGCAGGGTTGTTCGCCACCGCCGCCATGAAATTGTGTTGCTTGCTGCTACTGCTTGGCATCATCCGCCTTTTTGAAGAAGCCTGTCAATTTTTTCTTCAAGCTTGTTAAAACGCTGGTCAATGTGTTCAGTAACTCTTGTGACTTCTGCTTTAGTTGCTGTATCACGAGCAATCTCCTCACGAGTAATGTTCAAAAGCCGCTCAATACGTCTGACATCTTCCATCTTTTCACGGATGAAAAACCACAAAATTCCAAGTAACAGGGATAAACCTGCTGACCATATTGAGTTGATGTCCATGTCAGCAATTCCACGCTCTCAAAGATTTGTTAATCCTCGAATCGGGATCCTTTGCGGTTTTGACGCTCGTCAATTTCTTTTTCATCCCTTCCATACGGGCGCAAAAAGAGTCTCGGCGTTTGCCACCTTCCGGCTGTGGAGGCTTCAGGTTCATGCCTTGTTTCTTGGCAGAGGCGCGCCCTTTGGCGTTCAAGCCGCCTTTGGGATTCTTCCCTTCTGCTCGTTGCCATGCTGGTGACTTAGCCATATACCACCGTTACGCCAATAGGTGCAGTGCCACTGGATGTGTACCAAATTCCGTTGGGAAACAAGATACCTTCACCCGGCAGCAATACATTCGTCATGTTGGAATTGGAGCCTGTATCAAGTTCAAGTAAAACATTTCCGCCAGAGGCGTCCAAGAATTTACCTGTACCTGCACCTGCTCCGCCTGTAATCATCACAGCTTTGATACGGGTGCGATAACTCACCAAAGATAGGTTCGTTTGCGTCCCGCCAGTGTGAACTGATTTAACGTCATATTGCATCGCCATGATTGGCTCCTATCAGACGTTTTGCTGGCCAACGTAGGGATCAGTTACAAAGTAACGAATGTAGCCGCCAACAGTACCAGAACCAGCTGTGTCGATAGTTACTGTCACATAACTCATGCCGCTGATGGGGGTAAAAGTTAAACCGGTTGTGACCGAGCCAGCAGTAGCTACAGACAAGTTATTGGCAATAGCCGTGCCGGTCACAGAACCGCTTGAGTAGTTGCGAGTGCCCAGATCAATAGAGCCGGAGCCTGTGTCATTGATTAACACCGCTGTGACAACTGCGCCATCAGGCAGGATCAGAGCAGGAGCGCCTGAAGCTGAAGAAATTTTTACATTGGTTGCAGTTGCAACAGAGGCGTCTGCGATATAGAACTGGGCGATCATTTCGCCAGAACCACAATAAGCGGTGCGAGTTTGATCGCCGCCGCCAGAACGCCAAATACTCTGGGTGGTAGAGACTGCCATTTTAAATTGTCCTTCGTACAAAGATCAGCGTGTCAGTTGTGTACGCATCTGCCGGATCAGTCTGACACACCGGGAACTCCGGTTTGAAGCAATATACCTCAAAAGAAAAGGGGGCACAAGGCCCCCTCATCATCAGGCTCCCTGAGAACCCCACATACCGAGGGGATCAGACCAGCCGAAGCTGTAACGCTCACGAGACTTGTAACGCACGTTGCCGGTGTCGAAGTCGCCGTCCATGCTGTTAGCCAGCGGAGTACGGACAAAGTGCTTCATACCGTTGGGTACGTCAGTAGTCAAGAACCAAGCATTGGGGTCTGTCAAGTAGTGGTTTACAGTGTAACCACCGGGGATAGAACCGTTGTTCTTGATTGCGTTGATGTCGTTGTCGTTGGTTCCGACGCGGAGTTCGGTTTCCAACAGACGTGTTGCAACGAATTGCAACTGGACAGGGATGATCAGCTTCTTGGGCTTGGCTGCGATCAACAGGCCACGTTCATCAGTCCACTGGGCAATTTGAATCACAGCGTTTTCCAACGATGTTTCGTTCAAATCAGCAGGGGTAGATGGAATGTTGCTGTTGGTTCCGCCAGAAACCAATGGGTGAGAAGCGCTGAACAGAGGTTGACCGTCGCCGCCAGCGTAGCTGGAGTTGAAGCCGTTGTTCAGAACAGAAGCTGCCTTGATCTGCTTGGTGTACGCCATGCCGCGAGCCAGAGCTTTGGTGTAGCGAGCAGACAAGCTGTCGTACAAGTTATCTTCGATGGCCTCTTCGGTCAACGAGAAACCCAAAGCGATGGTTTCGTGGTTGTAGCGTGCAGTCCATGCCTCTTGTGCATTGTCATAAGCGATGGCAGAACCTTCGTTTTTGACTGGTGCAGCTGAGAAGCCAGACAGCTTGGTTTCTTCTTCGAATGAACGCTCAGAGGTCTCAGTTTCGTAGATCTCTTTGTGTTCTTCACCATAGGTTGCATACTCAACACCGAACAAAGCGTTCAGGCCCGGGAGCAACTCTTTCAATAGTTGTGCGCGTGAAATAGCCATTTAAGTTACTCCTTAGACGCTGGCGTTGCCAGTTGGGTTCATGTAAGAATGGCCGCCGTTGTAGGAAACCACGTTGGGTGTACCTTCAACCAAAGTGATATACGGAACATTCCACTTGACAATCACTTCGCTGTAATTGCCGCTGGAGTCGACAGTTTCTGCAACGCCACCAATGACGCGAACAGGCAAAGTGAATGCTGTGTTCGAGCCAGAGTCATAAACACCAATGTTTGAGTTGCCAGAAACAGTGGAGTTAGAAGCGGGTTGAGAAATAGCGAGGTTGTCGCCAATAACCAATGGGCTGATTGGAGTAATGGTAGTGCTTGTAGCGCCGCCAGTCACAGCAACTTTGAACAGTTGGTCAGGATCATCTGCCACGTAGGCAAGAATGTCAGAAGCAACGACGCTTCCGGGGTAGGAGTTAGCAAACAGCTTTTGGCCGGTGCTAGGGTTGGTGTAAGAACAGCCAAGAAAAACGCCAACCACACCAGTCGCGGAGACGGTGGTAGTGCCGGTTTCTTTGACAATCACGCCACTGGAAATACGGACGATGTCGCCGTTGTAAATCGCAGTACCGTAGTTGCTTGCGATCGGGAGTTCACGAGTTTGGCCCGCGAAAACCTGACCGCCGATCAAATTGATCGGTTTTAGCCCGTAAGGGGCCGATACAGTCGGATAAGCCATTTTTAAGCTCCAAAAAGATTAAGTGCCTTTGCCAAAGCTGGTCGTGGACTTGCGTTCATTGAACAGCGGCATCCGCGCGTCGCTCTGACGCATCAAACTGTTGTCTACGGTCTCAATCTGAGAAACACTCTGGTGGTTGTAATGCGCTGTACGCTGGTTCACAAACTCAACAGGTGTCTTGCAGAGCAACAGCCCGTCAATCTCGATATTGTTTTTGAAACGACTATCAGGATCAACTAGCAGTTGAAACTTCGGTTGTTCTTCAATCGTTACCGGCTCCCAACCCTCACGCATCTTTGCGGAGAAGTTTTTAGGGTCACGTCGACCATTGAAAGAAATCCGAATCCATCTGTACGCGTAGCCCGGGGCCTTGTCAGGTTCCGGCAGCAGCTCCGCAGGACGCCACTGCGTGGGGCGTTCTTGCATTGCACGGCTTGTCATCTCGCGTTGTAATCTGCTTTCATTTGCCATTTTTAGGCCTCCAGTCTCATTTTTTCACGAGCATATTGCTCGTTAGTTAACCCCAATTTTTTAGCCAAATTCGCTTCAGTTTTACTTAATACAACCTGTTTGGGGGCTGTACTGCGCTTGGCGGGGGCAACCACCGTGGCTGGCTTTGTACGTTGAGTTTTATCCTCACCGTTTGCAGAAGATGAAGCAAATTCTTCTGGGAACCGCTTCTTGACTTCTTTGTCGATACTGGCGAAATACTCGTCAGTACCAATGAATCCTCTACCATAGCGTTCAGCGAGTTCTTCATGGACTCCTTCAGCGTACTTGCGCATTGCACGCTTACTTTGATCTACAAACCAAGGGTTTCTGGACACCCAGCTTGCGACCTTCGGATCCATCTGAGGCTGCGCTTCCTGCCTTTGTGGGACGGGTTGTACATCATTTTCTTCAGCTTGTACAGTAGGTTTGAAATTTTTTGCTTTATCAAGCTTCATTTCTGCACGAACTAGCTCTTTCTGAGCCGCCAAAAGCTTTTCGGAATCCCCCGAATCGTAGGCTTCCTTGTAGTTTCTCTCGGCTTTGTCAAGTTCCATTTCGGCAGATGTCTGGTAAGTAGAGATTAACTCTTTCTCACCAGTCTGGATCATGGACTTTAGCTTTTTGTTCTCGTCTAGAATACGCTGAGCAACTGACAAAGCTTCCTGCTGTTCGCGGAAAGCCGCCTCTTTTGCCCGACGTTCATCGTGCCAAGCCTTCTTGTACTGCTTAAACTTGATCTTTACGTTCTGAGAATAGTCTTCAGACTCGTCGACTTTCTCCAACTCGTCTTTGATGTCTTCCGGCAACGGTTCGACGTGTCTGTCCTCAGGAGGAGTGTCGTCAACAACTTTGACTTCTACACCCTCGTCATCGTCCTCAATCGTGACATCCAACTCGTCTTTTTCCGCGCCTTGTTCGTGCGGTAACTTGTATTCTTCGTATTTAGTTGCCATAGCTCCTCCTTATTTACGTCTTACGCCACGGGGATCTTCGACAACACCCTCGACGGAATCATCGTTGATGATGCGAAACTCGCGGTCATGGATTACCAATCTTGTGCCTGCATGTGGACGTACCAACACAAAGTCCCCTTTCTTGCACCAAGGGCCAGTTGGGAATTTCGCTTTGTCCATGTAGCAGTCGGGGCCAAGATCGACCACAAATAAGACTGTGGTGAGAAGCTCCTCGTTGCGGATAGTCTCATCGGCTTTGATGATTCCTCCGTCGTATTCCTTGTCCTGTTCAGGTATTGCACACAGGATTTTGTAGCCTGATGGCTTTGGCAATTGTCTTGCCTTTTCCTCCGCGTTCTTGTGCAGAATGGCTGACAGGTCAACCGCTCTCCCAAGATCAAGTGTTTCACTCATCTGAGTTCTCCAAGTTTTTTGTCAGGTCTGTGATGAATCGACGCGCTGTGAGTAGACCTGTGATAACCCCACACTGCTCGCAATATTCCTCGTAGTTCTTGGCAGATCTGGCTCCCAAGGACTCCTCGATATATTTGATTTGTGCGTCAATTTTTTCGGTGACAAGGCCACCAAATTTCATGAGTTCGTACATCAATCTCCTTTCTTAGTTGGTTGCTTCTTTGGCTGCTGTGCCTGCCGCTCGCTCTGACGAGCTTGATGACTCAACTGCTCTCTGTGTTTGGTCATATCTATTCCTACACGGAACCCTTCTGACTCTT